CGGCCGAGTGGAACCGTAACTTCTTCATGAACTCGGCGGAGCCCGGCGGGATCATCGAACTCCCCTCCGTCCTCTCCGACCCCGAATGGGACCAGCTCCAAGCCCGCTGGAACGAACAGCACAAGGGCGTCGCCAACGCGCACCGTGTCGCGTTCCTGGAGCACGGCACGTGGAAGGACCGCAAGTACACGCAGCGGGACATGCAGTTCGCCGAACTCCGGCAAGTCTCTCGGGATGTGATCCGGGAAGCGTTCGGCGCGCCCGCGTTCGTCCTCGGTGAGGTCGGGGACGTGAACCGGGCGACGGCCGAGGCGTCGAAGGTGCTGTTCGCGGAGCAGCTGACGGTGCCCCGGCTGGAGCGCTGGAAGGGCGCCCTGATCAACGATCTGCTGCCGCTGTACGGTCCGGACGCGGCCCGCCTGCTGGAGTTCGACTACTGCGACCCGGTACCCCCGGATGCTGCCGCGCGGAACGCTGAGCTGAAGGCGAAGGCTGAGGCTGCGAAGCTGTTCGTTGATGCGGGCTGGTACGCGCCCGATGTGGCTGCCGCGCTGGAGCTGCCGGAGATGGCGTTCGGTCAGCCCGGCGCGGACCAGGACCGGGAACTGCTGGTGTCGCTGGTGACGAAGGCGCCGACGCTCGCACCGGTGATTCTGCCAATGCTCGGCTTCGACGTCCCCCAGCAGGCGGCCCCTGCCGCACCCCCGCCGGCTCCTGCGCCTGCTCCGGCGGCGCGTGTGGACCTGCACCACCATGTGCCGTTTACGCCGCCGCGGGCTCTGCCGTCGTTCAACACGGTGGTGGCTGCGCCTCGCCGCGTGCTGCCTCGGGCGGCCGTTGGCGATGACGGGTTGGAGCGGGTGCGGGAGCAGTTCGAGGAAGCTTTGGCCGGGTTGTTGGAGGCGTGGGAGCCGGTCGCTGACGCGCAGTATGCGGCGGTGGCCGAGCAGATCGAGGCCGCGGTGGATGCGGGGGATACGGAGGCGTTGGCGACGCTGGTCGTGGATGCGGATGAGGGTGTGCGGGTGTTGCGGCGTGCGCTCGGCGATATGGCGGAGACGGCGGCCGAGCAGATGGCCGACGAGGCTCGCGAGCAGGGTGTGAGGGTGCGTCCACCTCGGGTGGACAAGGGTTTGCGGAATGCGTTCGGCAGCGAGTTGATTGAGATCGCGGCGGCGACTGCGGCGTTGGTGGCGGCGGATGTGGCGGCGTCGGCGGGCCGTGAGGCTTTGCGCCTGCTGGTGCCTGGGGTGCGCGGCTCGGAGGTGGCGGAGAAGGTTGGCGGGTTCCTCAAGGGGTTGAAGAATTGGTTCCGCCGCGACCAGTTGGGTGGGGCGTTGCATCGGGCGCAGAACGCGGGCCGGGTGGCCACGTTGCAGGCCGCGCCAACCGCCCGGTACTTCGCTACAGAGCGGAACGACTCGAACCGGTGCGACCCGTGCAAGGACATCGACGGGCACGAGTTCGAGGACTTGGACGCGGTCCGCGCCTTGTACGGGTCGGGCGGGTACGTGCACTGTGAGGGCGGCATCCGCTGTAGGGGCACGGTGACAGCTGTCTGGGAGTGAGCTACGGCCCGTCGTAGTCGACGCCCCAGTGCTCCCGGTACTGGCGTCGGAATCGGCGCTCCAGCCAGCGGCCGACGAACGGACCGAGCGGGAGCAGCAGGCAGGCGGCCCAGCCGGGCCCGTACAGGATGACGTCCTGCCACGACCAGGCGCTCACGGCTGCTCCTGGGTGGCGGGGATGTAGCCGGGGATCTTTTTCAGCTCCGGTTCGAGGATCTCCATCGCCTTCGCCTCCGGGCGAGGCTCAACCGGGCGCACGCCGAGGAACGTGACAAGGAGCTGCTCTCGCATGGCCTCGGCGAGCGCGTCGGGAATGAGGGACGGGCCGGACGGTTCGGGCCGTTCGCCTTCCTGCGGCCGGTCCAGCCCGGCAAGGATCTCCGGGGTGATCCCGTACGCATACGCCAGGTCCAGCAACTCCGGGCAGTCGTTCAGGTTCTCGGTACGCGGGTAGCCCATCTCGCCCTCGGTGCCGCAGCCTTCGCACATGGCGGCCTCCGCCCAGTAGGCGTTGGGGTTGAGACGGTGGCGGGCGAGGACACGACGGTCGGCGGCGCAACGGCGGAGGACGGCGGTCGGGTCGTTGGCCGCGATGTGCTCGGCCATGAACAGCCCGTCATACGAGCCGTTCCACTTCTTGCGGCTGATCTTCCGCCGCATGGTCGGGTGCGGGTCGTCAACGACGAGGATGCGCCCGTCGCCCGGCTCGTCGCCGTCGCGGAACGACCAGGCGGGGGCGGGCGGGTGGCAGCCGCACAGTTCGGCGGCCCGGCGAGCGAGGCGTTCGGTTTCATCGATCTGCTGGGTGATCCAGCCGTGCAAGTCAGGCACCGGGCATCTCCTCGGGCAGCGGGAGCGGGCGGGCGTACAGGCGGACCAGCTCCGAGTACAAGTCCTCCGGCCGCACCTCGGGCGACTCGGGCGGCGGCACGGCGGGCAGGAGCTGAAGCGGGCCCCCACGCTCTTGGTGCCAGTAGTAGTCGCGGCCGAACAGGCGCACCGGACGCAGATGGTCACGCATCGGGTGGCTCCATGCCTGGCCACGTGGTGCCCGACGAATCCCAGTGGTCGCCTTTATGCCCCCACTCCTTCTCGCACCACAGGGCCCCGTCGTTAACGTTGCAGTAGCGGATGATCCCGTTGTCGCGGAACGCCTGAACGACCGCAGGGTCGCCGTAGAACTCGCAGAGAGATTCCCCCTCGGTGTCCCAGTCTGCGTCTCGGAGCGCGTCGATCAGAGTGCCGAGGGCCTTCCGCTTAGTGGTGTCGTCAGCGCCGCACTCGATCAGCGAGCGGGCGACGGGGTCGAAGATGTTTCCTCCGCTGGCCCATCCCATGGTCAGCTCTCCTTCACCGTGAAGTCGAGTTCGTTCCGCAGCCGCTTCAGCCGCTCCCACGGCAGACACTGCCGCTGATGCCCCTTCTCGATCGCAGCCCGCATAGCGGGGTCCGACGATTGGTAGGCGGCAGCCAGAATCCACAACCAATCCCGATCCACCCACACAGTCCGGCCGTGGCAGCAGGTGATCCCGTTCGGTCGCGGGGATGCCGAGCGTCCCCATGTGGAGGGGCAGCCGAGTTCGACGAGCGGGTACGAGTAGCGGCCGATCACCAGGTCGCAGCCCGTGTGCTCGGCGATGCCCGCAGCGATGACGGCCTCGGCTTCCTCGGGCCGGTTGTAGCCGGGGTCGTTGACGGTGATGGCGGGGTCGTGGGAGAGGCAGAGGATGTAGTAGGTGCTGCTCACGGGTCTCCTCAGTCGCCGTTGCGGTCGTCGATGACGTACGCCTCAGCGTCGCTATCCCAGGACACCGTCAGTACGTTGTCGTCCAAGCCCAGTTCCAGCCGGGCGTTCGAGGTGAGGGTGACCCCGTGGGTTTTGGTGATCTCGCTGAGTTCGTCGAGGACGGTGCCGAGTTTCCGGAGTTGCTCGGCGGTCAGGTTCAACGGGGCACTCACGGCGCCTCCCCTGTGGCGGCGGCGACTTCCCGCAGCAGCCGCGCATACGCCACCCGCTGATCCAACCCCGGCTCCGTCTCCCCACGCTCCCACCTGCTGACCGTCATCACGCTGACGCGCAGCACCCGCGCGAAGTGCTCCAGCGTCACGTGAGCCGCCGTCCGTATCCGAGCCCGCTCCTGCGGCGGTGGAAGCTGCCCGGCGCGCACGCGAGCGGCCAGCTCATCCACCCGCGCAGCGTCATCAACCTGCGAAGTGTTTACCTTCATGCACCGGAATGGTACGCGAATACGCGTAAACATGCACGCGGCTGACGGGAATTAAGAAAACCCGCTGTTAGAGAAATGCGACACCCGCGATACGGAAACGGTAAAGCCACGTTATCGCAGGTCAGAGGCACTACACACCCAAACGAATAGTGCACAATGACCCTGCCTGGACAATGCGAAAACCCCCACCGGGGAGGGCGAAAACCAATGAGCCACACGCGGCGATCGTGGAATACCGCCACCCCCGAAACCATCGCCGAACGCGGACGCACCGCACGCCCCGCCATGCCCGGACCCGACGGCGAACAGACCTGGTACCAGATCAAGAACTTCGTCGACGAAGGCGGATCGCCGGTCGCCACCATCACTCTGTTCGGGGATATCGGCTCATGGGGAATCACGGCGGCATCGTTCGTCGAAGAGCTCAAAGCCATCGACGCACCAGAGATCAGACTTCACATCAGCTCCCCTGGGGGCGAAATCTTCGATGGCCTGGCCTGCTACAACGCTCTCCGCTCGCACCGCGCGAAGGTCATCGTCCAAGTCGACAGCCTCGCAGCCTCGATCGCGTCAGTGATCGCCATGTCCGGGGACCGGGTCATCATGGCGCCGCACAGTCAGATGATGCTGCACATGGCCCAAGGGGTGGCCTGCGGCGAAGCCGCCGAGATGCGCGAGTACGCCGACTTCCTCGACAGGCAGAGCGAAAACCTGGCCGGGGTGTACGCCGAGCGGGCGGGCGGCACGGTCAAGCAGTGGCTCAAGGTCATGGCGGCAGAGACCTGGTACTTCGCCGATGAGGCGGTTGAGGCCGGGCTCGCGGATGAAGTCGCCAAGCCTGAGCGGCAGATGGACGACGACCGCGCGATGGCCGCCGCCTGGGACCTCAGCGTCTACAACTACGCGCACACCAGCCGCGACGAAGCACCCGCCCCCGCCCTGCCCGTCGCCGAGCCACCCGCACCCGAACCCCCCACTGCTACCCCGGTGTTCGACCCGGCCGCGTTCCGGGCCGCCACCGCCGCCGCACTCGACCCCATGCCCGGCTACCAGCCCGAGCATCTCCGCTCACTGATGGCCGGACTCGCTACCGACGCACCCGCCGCACCAGCGCCCACCCGCGTCGAGGCGCCGTACGTGCCACCGCCCGCCGACACCATCCCCGAGCCGGACGCCGAGACCGTCGCGGTCGGCTGGTTCCGCAGCCTGTTCACCGCCACCGCCAACGACGCCCCGGCCCCGCCGCAGACCGAGCGGCCGACACCGGCCGCGCCCGAACCGATCCCGGTGTACGTGCCCGAACCGCCGGCGCCCGCCAACGAAGTCGCCGTGGACTACATGCGCACCCTCCTCGCGAACGCCGCCAACGATCTTGCCGCCCCCGAGCAGGCTGCGGCACCCGGCCCGGCACCCGCCGAGCCGATCCCCGCCATCGACCCGAAGAGTTTCGAACGCAGCCTCAAGGAGGCACGCTTGTGAAGACCGCAACGATCCAGAGGCAGCGCGAGAGCATCCGGTCCGGCCTGCGCCACCGCATGATCCAGCGGGCGGGCTTCGACCCGTCCGCGATCGGCAAGGCGTACAACCGCGTCACCGAACCCCCGGCCCCGGCGAACGGCATGGACCCGGAGCGGATGACCATCCCGCAGGGTCAGGCGGAGCTGGAGGCGATGCTCACCGACTCCGCGAAGATGCAGAAGGTTTTCGCGGACAAGAACGGCGCGTTCGGCGAGTTCGTCACCAACTACGCGCGCGCCGTCCACAACCGCGACCTCTCCATCGCCACGCAGGTCAAGGAGCAGACGGAGCAGATCCTCGCGAACTGGCTGCGGGAGAACCAGCCCGAGGGCGTCGACCGCCTCGACCTCACCCCGAAGGCCGTCGTCCAGACCGGCAACGCGCGGAACCACCTGCACAACCCGAAGGCGATGGGCGCGACTCTGGACCGCGAGTTCAAGAACAGCGCGGACTTCTTCCAGACGATCTGGCACAACGCCAACCGCACCGCGGACATGCAGGCCAAGCTGTCCCGGGTCCGTAACGCGTTCTCCAGCACGGTGCCGTCGGAAGGCGGGTTCCTCATCCCGGAGACGCTGCGCTCCGAGATGCTCGCGGTGGCGCTGGAGTCGTCCGTCGTCCGTCAGCGGGCCCGCGTCATCCCGATGGAGACGCTGCGGGTGCCGTTCCCGGCCGTGGACTCCACCAGCAACGTCAGCAGCGTGTACGGCGGTGTCGTCGGCTACTGGACCGAGGAAGGCGCAGCCCTCACCGCATCGCAGGCCGCGTTCTCCCGCATCGTCCTCGACGCGAAGAAGCTCACCGCGTACACCGAGGTCCCCAACGAACTCATCTCCGACAGCGCGATCTCGTTCCAGGCGTTCCTCGACCAAATCTTCCCCGAAGCCCTGTCCTTCTACGAGGACATCGCGTTCCTCAAGGGTTCCGGTGTCGGCGAGCCGCTCGGCGCACTCGACGCGAACAACGCGGCGACGATCTCCGTCGACAAGGAGGCAACGCAGGCGGCGGACACGATCGTGTGGGAGAACATCGTCAAGATGTACTCGCGGATGCTGCCGTCCTCGCTGGACCGGGCGGTGTGGATCTGCTCCATCGACACCTTCCCCGAACTCGCCACCATGGCCCTGTCCGTCGGCACCGGCGGGTCGGCGATCTGGCTGAACAACGGTGTGCAGGGCCCCCCGATGACGATCCTCGGACGGCCGGTCATCTTCACCGAGAAGGCGCCCGGCCTGCTCGGCGACCTCGGCGACATTTCGTTCGTCGACTTTGGGTTCTACCTGATCGGTGACCGGCAGGTCATGTCGGCGATGTCGTCGCCGCACTTCAAGTTCCAGAACGACCAGACGGCCTACCGGATCATCGAAAGGGTCGACGGCCGCCCGTGGCTCCAGTCCGCTGTGACGCCGCAGAACAACGGCCCGCAGCTTTCCCCGTTCGTGCAGCTCGAAGCCCGCGCGTAGCACGCCAACCCTGGCCAGCATTCACACCCTGGCCAGGGCCACATCCGACACGGCAATCAACCCCCGCAAGGAAGGCACATCATGGACGCACTGGGCAGGCTGTTCGACATCGGCCTCTGCGCCCCACCGGCCGCCACCAACGGCGCCGTCACCGGCAAGCGCATCCACCTCCGCAACTGCGGCGGCGTCACCTTCGTTCTCGTTGGCGGAGTCGCCACCGGCGGCGATGACCTCCAGGTCGACCTCCAGCAGCACACCGTTTCGTCGGGCGGAACTCCCGCGGACCTCGACGTCATCACCGACTACTGGATCAAGTCCGCAGTCGCCATCGACAACTCGGAGACGTGGACGCACTACACGCAGGCCGCCGCGTCCGAGATCGCGGTCGCCGCGTCGGAGACCACCGACATCGAGCAGAACATCCTCGTCTTCGAAGTCGAGGCCTCCTCGCTGTCCGACGGCTACGAGTGGGTGTCCGTCAACGTCCCGGACCTCGGTACCGGCGACAAGACACTGTCCGTCCTGGCGTTCCCCCGGGACCTGAACGTCGCGCGCGCACCCCACAACCTCCCCGCCCTGCTGACCTGATCGGAGTCTGAACCATGTCTGTTCTGATTCAGGCGAATCAGCTCCGGCTGATCAACCTTGGACAGAAGGCGTCCAAGTCCACCGGCACCCTCGCCGCCACCACGGTGCCCCTGTTCACCGTCGCAGGCGGCCGGGTCGGTGTCACCGCGATCTACGGCGTCGTCGGCACAGCTATCACGGTCGCCAACAGCTACAAGCTGGTGTCGAACCCGACCACCGGCACCACCATGGATCTCTGCACGGCCACCGACCTGGGCACCACCGACACCCCCGCGGGCGCGGTGCTGTCGATGTCGGGTCCGACGGCGGCGATCACCGGTGGCACGAACACCACCGTCTCCACGGTTTCCCTGTCCGGGATCGTGCCGATCCCCGTCGGGCAGATCGAGTCGGTGTCGGCCGGTACGGACGGCGAGATCACCTGGAACGTGTTCTGGGTGCCCCTCGATGACGGCGCGACGCTGGCGGCGGCCTAGTCATGGCGCTGTGGGTGTGCAGCGGGACGGACGGCTGCGGAACCAAGTACGCGGTCGGCCTGTTCCGCTGCCCTCGCTGCCACAACAACGAGTTCCACGAGGACGGAGACCCCATGGCGAAGATCAGCCGCCACAGCGGGGCGTCGGTCGCCGAGCCGGAACCGGCAGACGACACCGCGCCGGCCGCCGAACCGGAGCCCCAGCCCGAGCCAGTGCCCGACGAGGCGCCCGAGGTAGAGGGAGGTGAGGGGTCATCGCCTGGGAGCAGCTCATCAGCATCTACCGAGCCGCAGCCGACGAGCTCCGAGCCGAGCAGCAAGCAGACCCCGAAGCGTGCCCGCAAGACGGCGAGCCGCTCCGCACCGGACCGGACGGAGAGCTCTTCTGCCCCTTCGACGGATGGCGGCCAGACGGAAGCTACGTCGGCGTCTGACGAGACCTGACCCGCAGCCCGACGACACCACGAGAGGAGGTGACGAGAGATGGCTACAACGCCGACCTACGCGACCCGCGAGGAGATCAAAGCCGAGTTGGACGTGAAGGAAACGGCCCGGTCCAACGCGCGTATCGACCGGGCGCTCGCTGATGCGACAGACGCCGTGCACGGCCTGTGCCACCGCGTGTTCTACCCCGAGCAGGACACCCGCTACTTCGACTGGCCCGGCCCGCAGCACGCCCGCCCGTGGCGGCTGTGGCTCGACGCCAACGAAGTCATCTCCGTCACCACCCTCACCAGCGGCGGGACGACGATCGTGGCGGCGGACTACTTCCTGGAGCCCAACCAGTACGGGCCGCCCTACAACCGCATCGAGATCGACCTCGACTCCAGCGCGGCGTTCGGCGGCGGCGACACCCACCAACGGGACATCACCGTCACCGGTTTGTTCGGCTACCGCAACGACGAGACCACCCTCGGCGCCACCGCCGAGGCCCTGGACGACAGCGAGACCGGCGTGGACGTCGACGCGACCACCTCGGCCGCCGTCGGTGTCGGGTCACTGCTCCGCGTCGACACCGAGCGGATCATCGTCACCGGCCGCACGAACCTCGACACCGGGCAGACCCTTGGCGGCAGCGGCCTCACCAACATCAACAACTCCGTCACCGTCACCGTGCAGAGCGGCGCAGCATTCGCCGCCGGGGAGACGATCCTCATCGACGGCGAACGCATGCGCGTCGATGAGATCGCCGGGAGCACGCTGGTCGTGACCCGGGCATGGGACGGGTCGACGATCGCCGCACACAGCGTGGGCGCCACCATCTACGCGCCACGAACCCTGACCGTGGCGCGGGGCGCGCTCGGCACCACCGCCGCCACGCACCTCACCGCCGCAACCGTGCACCGATGGGACGCACCCGGCCCAGTCCGCCAACTCTGCGTTGCTGAAGCCCTCACCGACCTGCTGCAAGGCCGCTCCGGGTACGCGCGCACGGCTGGTTCCGGCGAGGGCGAGCGTGAGGTATCCGGCCGGGGCGTGGCGGATCTGCGGAAGCGTGTGTACGTCTCCCACGGCCGCAAAGCCCGGACGAGGACGGCATAGCCATGTACCTCAACGTGTCCTCCCGAGCAGACGGCCCCCTCTTCGACGGCCGCGCCCAGCGCGCCCTCAACGCGTACGTCGACCACCTCGAACGCAGCCTCGCCGAGACCGGCCGGACGATCCTCCTAGACGAACTCGACCGCGTCCTGAAGACCCAGACGCCGTACTACACCACCCGCATCAAGGTCGAGGACGGCCACCGCATCACAGACAGCCGCGTCGTCTACGGGCCGTGGCTGGCCGGCATCGGCTCCCGGAACTACCCGGTCACGAAGTTCAAGGGTTACGACCACTGGATCGTCACGCGGGCCCGGCTGAACGCCCGCAAGCAGGGCATCGGCGAACGGTTGCTGCGCCGGTATACGGGCCGGATGTGATGCGCCATGGCTGATCTGGATCTCGTCGCTTACCGCAGCGCCGCAGCGTCGCACGCTCAAGGACTCGGCCTGTTCGAGCAGGTCCTCGGGCATGAACCGGTATCCGCGCCCGGCTCTGGCCTGATCTACGCACTGTGGGTGTCGGACATCGCTCCGATACCAGTGCGGTCCGGCCTGAACTCGGTGTCGGTTCGGTTGGAGTTGACAGGCCGGGTGTTCATGCCTGCCGACAGTCAGCCCGAGGATGACGTCGACGTGGCAGTGACGGGCGCGGTGAACGGGCTGATGCGGGAGTACTGCGGCGACTTCACGCTCGGCGGGGCGGTCGCGAATGTCGACGTCCTCGGCGCGCACGGGGCAGCGCTGCGGGCGCGGTTCGGTTATGCCCGCTTCGACAGCACGACGTACCGGGTGGCCACGCTCACGATCCCGCTGATCATCAACGACGTATGGAATGAGGTGGCGTAGGTGGCCAAGCAGTCCGGATTGGGCGACAACTTCTACCTGCACGGCTACGACGTCAGCGGCGACATCGGCTCGATCAGCACCAGCGGCGGGCCCGCGCTCCTCGACGTGACCGGCATCGACAAGTCCGCGTATGAGCGCATCGGCGGGCTCCGCACCGGCGGCATGTCCTGGTCGGCGTTCTTCAACCCCACCAATGACCGCGCCCACGACCGGCTGGAGAACCTGCCCACCAGCGATCAGCACTGCACGTACTTCCGCGGCACCACGCTGGGCAACCCGGCCGCCTGCCTGGTGGCCAAGCAGCTCAACTACGACGGCACGAGGGGCGCGGACGGCTCCTTCACCTTCGCCGTGGAAGCGCAGTCCAATGGCTTCGGACTGGAGTGGGGGCGCTCCCTCACTGCGGGGGTTCGTACGGATACGGCGGCGACGAACGGCACGGGCATCGACACCACCGCCTCGGCGGACTTCGGAGCGCAGGCGTACTTGCAGGCGTTCGCGATGACCGGCACGGACGTGACGGTGAAGATCCAGGACTCGGCGGACAACGTCAGCTTCACCGACGTCGCCGGGCTCAGCTTCACGCAGCTCACCGCGGGACGTACGGCGGAGCGCATCGCGACGGCGAACAATGCCACGATCCGCCGCTACCTACGTGCGATCACCGTCACAACCGGCGGGTTCGCCTCGCTGGCGTTCTCTGTGGTGATCGTCAAGAACGAGATTGCAGGGCAGGTGTTCTGATGGGCATGCAGATCAACAGGCCGACGCCGCTCCTCCCCGCTTCGGCGCGGAAGACGTTCTCGATCCTCATGCCGACCGAGTCGCACTGGCGGAAGGCCACCTGCAAGGAGGTCGACTGCCCGCGCTTCTTGAACGGGTGGAAGTCGCAGGTCGAGGTGATGACCCCGCGACAGATCCACCTCATCAAGGCCGCCAAGTACCGGTACCGGGAGCTGCGCGTGAAGCCGGATGAGACGTGGTGGCTGTTCGAGGCCGGACAGTCCTGCTTCCAGGCCGCTGATCACCGGATTCAGCTGGGCAAGCCGGAGCTGTTCATCGTGAAGGACGGCGACTGGCGGGGGAATCCGCGTAGGACTCCGGTGATCAGGCATAAGCGGCCGGAGTTCTGGGTGGAGCAGTTCTCGGAGCACCAGGCGAAGCTCGCTGCCGCTCGGCAGCAGGGATAGCAGTTCAATCCAAAATGAAGGGAAGTGTCCGTCATGGCCAAAGAGTCGGGATTGGGCTGGTCGACGTGCAGCATCGACGATAGCGCTGGCACGGCGCGAGCCATCGTCAACGACTTCACCAACATCAGCTTCGCGACCCCGCGCGGCGTGCAGGACGTCACTGGCCTGGACAAGTCCGCGTACGAGCGGCTGCTGCTGCTGGCGGACGGGACGTTCGAGGGCACGGGCGTCTTCAACGATGCGGCGAACCAGTCGCACGACGTGTTCAAGACCGTCCCCAGCTCGTCGGTGCAGCGCACCGTGACGCTGACGGTGTCGGGCCAGACCCTCGCCAACGAGATGATCTTTACGGACTATCCGCTGACCCGTGCCGCCTCCGGTGAGCTCACCTTCACCGTGCCCGGCCAACTCGCAAACGGCGCTGTCCCTACCTGGGCCTGACCCCTACTCACGATTGGAGGTGCGGCCGTGGGATTCCGCGAGCAGCCCAACACCGTCACCCTCACCTTCGAGGAAGGCGACGAACTCCACGGCCTCGAAGCCACCCTCAAGGGCATCACCATCGGCGAGTTCCTCGCCTTCACCGGCATGGACGGCAGCGACGGCGACAACGCCGCCAAGACCATCGAACGGTTCCACGAGTCGCTGATCTCCTGGAACCTCGAAGACGCCGACGGCAACCCGGTCCCGGTCAGCGAGTCCCGCAACCGCCCCCACCGGCTGATCATCCGGCTCAGTAACGCCTACACCGAGACCCTCACGGGGGTCCACAACAGCGACCCTTTGCCCGACAACTCGTCCTCTGGCGAGAGCTACCCGGAGCTGTCAGCGATTCCGACGGAACCCCTGTCGGAGAGCCTGGCCAGCTAGCCAACGCCCGCCAAATCCTCAGCCTGCTACGCCAGTTCCCCGGCTACACCCTCACCACTCTCATGCAGGAAGACGCCCTCCTGCTGCGCCTGCTCGCCATCGAAGCCCTCGGCACCCCAGACGAACCCGACACCGTGGAAGGAGGTGACACCCCATGGCCGGAGACGATGTAACGATCGTCATCACAGCGAACAGCGGCCAGGCCATCCGCGCGTTCCGCGACGTGAACGGGCAGCTCCGCGACATGCGGGGCCGGTTCGTCGCCGAGGGCAACGCCATGTCCGGAGCGATGAACCGGGTCGCTGCATCCATCGGCGGGGTGCGGGGGTCGATCATCCCTCTGACCGCAGCAGCTGCACCGCTGGCGGCGGCCCTCGCGCCGATCGCGGCGAAGGCAGCCGGCGCCGGACTCGCCGTCGGGGCGTTCGGTGCGGCAGTGGCCGGGCAGATTTCCAGCCTGTCGGAGGCTGCCGAGGCACAGAAGAAGTACACCGACGCGGTCGCCCAGCACGGGCGGGGTTCGCAGCAGGCCGCCGAGGCGGCGCGCATGGTGGGCGCGTCGCTGGCCGGGATGCCGTACGGCACGGCGCGGGCCGCGGTCGGCTTCCAGACGTTGAAGGACAGTTTTCAGTCGTGGTCGGACGACATCTCCGGGTTCACGATGAAGCCCGTCACGAAGAGCTTCGCCGTGCTGCAGGAGATGATCCCGAAGCTGACGCCGATGGCGACCGGCGCAGCTGATCAGCTGAACCGGCTGGTGACCGTGGCGGGCGGGGCGGTGTCAACGCCGGGCTTCGATGCATTGTCGGAGAAGGTGTCGGCGTTCGCCAACGAGTCACTGCGCAACGCGGTCGACGGGGTCATCCACTTCGCCCGCGCGTTGTCGGAGGGCAACGCGTCCGGCCCGATCAAGACGTTCATGGAGTACGCGCAGCAGAACGGGCCGGCCCTGCGCGAGACCCTGTCGACGGTAGGCGATGCCGTGTCCACGCTGGTCGAGGCGGCAGCCGACGCGGGGCCCGGAATGCTCACGCTGGTCAACGCCGCGGCCGGCCTGGTGGCTGCTCTGCCGCCCGGGCTGGTGACGGTCCTGATGCAGACCGCGGTGGCGTTGAAGGCCGTGAGCCTGGCGGGCGCGGCGGCGACGGCGATCTCTGGCGGTATAGGGACGCTGGGGGCGCGGATCGCGGCGATGGGTGCCGCGTCCGCTGCAGCGGGCGGCGGTCTCGCGGGTATGAACGCGGCGTTGAACACGCTGGGTACGGGCGGCAAGGCGATGCTCGCGGCCGGCGCGGTGGGCGCGCTGGTGTTGGTGATGCACCAGTTGTCGGACAACAAGGCGCCGGTGGCGGTGGACAAGCTCGCCACGTCGCTGGACGCGCTGGTCTCTACCGGCCAGGTGACGGGCGAGCTCAAGACGAACATGGACGAGATGTCGGCGTCCATCGCGATGGTGTCCAAGGAGGCTTCGGACAACAAGTTCCTGCAACTGACCTCGGACTTCGGTACGTGGGTGGGTATCGCGACCGGGCCCGGCATCTCTGACGCACGCAAGAACCTTGAGGCGTGGGACAAGGTCATGGCTGACAACGTCGCCGCTGGCCGTCCGGAGGTTGCTGCCGCGCAGTTCGAGACCTTGAAGAAGGCGTGGGTGGCCGGCGGGGGTGACCTGGACCGGTTGAAGAAGTTCACGGACGGCTACAGGGATTCCCTTGATGCCGCCAAGTTCGAGCAGGAGTATGCCGCCCAGTCGATGGGCGTCTTCGGCCAGGCGGCGCAGGATACGTCGGCGAAGTTGGAGGCGCAGCAGCAATCCGCGGACGGGCTGCGGGCGTCGATTCTCGCGTTGAACGAGGTGAACAGGTCGGCGTATGACGCGCAGATCGGGTTCGAGGAGTCCCTCGATGCCTTGACGGCGTCGTTCGCGGAGCACGGCGCCACGCTGAACCTGGACACGGAGGCCGGGCGGGCGAACGCAACGGCGATGTCGACGGCGGCGAAAGCCCAGGATGAGCTGATTGCTTCCGGTCTCGCGGCGGGCGAGTCGCTGGGGTCGATGACACAGAAGTCCAGCGAACTCCGCGAGTCGATGATGCGTCTGGCGGTGGACGCGTTCGACGGGAACAAGCAGAAGGCCACCGAGTACGTCAACACGCTGCTCGGGGTGCCAGGCGATATCAAAACCCTGGTGAAGCTGGAGCGCGAGGAGGCCATCGCCGGTCTGCAGGATGTTCAGGCTGAGATCGACAAGACGCCGGGTAAGAAGTCCGTCAGGGTCGACACGCTCAACGGGGCGGCCATCGCGGCGCTGGAGGCCGTGGGCTTGAAGACCAGGCGGCTGCCGGACGGCCGGACTGAGGTGTTCACCGCGAACGGTAAGGCGTTGGGCAATATCGGCTCGGTCAACAGGGCACTGAACAACCTGAACGGCAAGACTGTCAATACCTACATCAATACGACCTATACCAAGGAATATCGAACGTTCCGTCAGGGCGAGCGGGACTTCACGAACAGGGCCCAGGGCGGCCCCATCGTTGGCGGTTCCGGTGTCCGGGACGACGTGCCGATCCTCGCCATGGGCGGCGAATACGTCATCAACAAGAAGTCGACGCAGAAGTACGGCCCCCTGCTGGAGGCGATCAACGAGGACCGGCTGCCGCGCTTCGCCAAGGGCGGCAAGGTGTCGGATTCGGAGAAGACGGCACGCAAGGAATTGGCCGGGTTCACGAGCCTGTCGTATTTCAGCCGGAACGCGGGCTTCAGGAACAACGAGTTCATCAAGGGGGCGACGACCGCGGGCAGCGTCGGCGAGCTGGTCGGCGTGATGAACCAGATGGCCAGCCTGATCAAGAAGGCCAGCCACGGAAGGGCGGAGCAGCGGGCGCTTCGTGCGATCGGCGCTGACGGCAGCGGCAACCCGCTGTGGCGGTATCAGCGGAATCTTGAGTCGGTCAACAAGAGCCTGGAAAAGGCCAAGGGCAAGCTCGACAGCCTCAAGGACTCGGCGGCACAACTGTCGAGTTCGGTGAAGTCTGGGATCTTGTCCGGCGCGAACATCACCAAGGCCGCGGGTGCGGAGGACTCCCAGGTCACCATCAACACCCTGCTCTCCCAGATGACCGGCTCTGCGGCGAACAGCAAACAGTTCGCGGGCATGCTCAAAACGCTGAAGGGGCGCGGGCTGCGCGGCGACCTGATCGAGCAGATCGCCGAGGCCGGTATCGAGGGCGGCGGCATGGAGACCGCAGCCGCCGTCTTGGGCGGCGGGAAGAACGAGATCAAGCGGCTCAACGAGCTGCAGCGGCAGATCACCGCGAACGCGTCGGCTGCGGGCAGGACGACAGCGGACGCCATGTACGGGGTGGGCATCAAGGCTGCGGAGGGTTTGGTAAAGGGGCTGACGAAGGAGCAGGACAAGATTGAGGCGACGATGATGCGGATCGCCAAGAGCATGGAGAAGGCGATCAAGCGGGCGCTCGGGATCCGGTCGCCGTCGAAGGTGATGGAGCAGGTCGGCGACTACACGGCCGAGGGCTTCGCGGTCGGCATGAAGCGGAACCGGTCCGTGACCCCCGCGTGGGCGTCGATGCTCAACGCGCCCCGCGGCGGCACAGCGGGCGTCCAGCGCACGGCGGTCCCCAGCGGCGGGAGCGGGCAGGACAGGCCGCTCGTCCTCAACGTCAGCCTCGGCGGGCGGGAGTTCGGGCAGATCTGGGTGGACGTCGGTCGTAAGGAAGTCAAAACCCGAGGCGGCCTGAAGGCGGCACTTGGGGGGTTGGACTGATGGCGTTCCCCGAGACGATCCTCCCGATCCAGGTCGACATCAGCCTCGACGGCACTACCTGGACGGACATCACCTCCGACGTGCGACGCGAGCAGCAGATCCGTATCACCCGTGGACGCTCCGATTGGGGGCAGCAGGTCGATGCCGGACGGTGCAGCTTCGTGCTGGGCAACACGGACGGCACGTACTCCCCGCGGAACCCTGAGTCGCCGTACTACGGGCAGATCGGCAGGAACACGCCGTGCCGGGTTTCGGTCGAGTCGGGGGCTGTCGCGGCGATCGTCTATGGCGCGTCGGGCGACTACATCAGCACCCCAGACAACGCCGCTTTGGACATCACCGGCGACATCGACGTCCGCTTCGATGCGACCCTGCCGAACTGGGTGTTGGCCACCTACGGTTTCGTGTCGAACACGGTGTCAATCCGGACGGAGCTGATCGGCAAGTCGACGTCGACACAGCGATCCTGGTCGCTGTATATCACCGGGGGGTGTCTCCTCCTGGAGTGGTCGACGGACGGCTCCACACTGGTCACTGCGGTGAGCACGGAGACCATCCCCGTTCCCGCGTCCGGCCGTCTCGCCGTGCGCGCGACGCTCGACGTGAACAACGGCGCCTCCGGGTATACGGCAACGTTCTACACCTCGGACTCCATTGACGGGGTGTGGGCCCAACTGGGCAGTGCAGTGGTCGGGGTGGGCGTCACGTCGATCTTCTCGGGCACGGCCGACCTGCGGGTGGGCGAGAGCACGAACGTCCTGTACGACGAGGCGATCGGCTACATCCATGCAGCCGAAGTCCGTTCCGGTATCGGCGACGCAGGCAGCGTCGTGGCCGACCCTGATTTCACGGCGCAAGCGTCCGGCACAACGAGCTTCACGGACAGCGCCGGACGCACGTGGACCAAGCAGGGCAACACCGAGATATCGAATAGGAAGATCCGGTTCGTCGGTGAAATCTCCTCCTGGACGCCCCGGTGGGAAACGGGCGGCTTCGATGTAGTGACGGAGGTGGAAGTCTCCGGACTGCTGCGGAGGCTCGGGCAGGGCTCAGTCCCCGCCAAAAGCCCCATGTACCGGGAGTTCACCAGCTCACGCCGCACAAGCATTTTCGAGTACTGGCCGATGGAGGACGAAGCGGGAGCAACAACGCTGGCGTCGGCGATCTCCGGGCATCCGCCGCTGGCGATCACCGGCACGGTGACCCCGGCAGCGTACGACGACTGGCCGGCTTCCCTTCCCTTGCCGACCATCGGTACGGGTTCGCTGCGCGTCAACGTTCCGTCGTACACGGCGAACGGGCTCATGTTCCTGCGACTGTTCGTCGAGGTGCCTGCGGCCGGTGTCGTCTCAACGCAACGCCTGATTTCGTTCACGGCGACGGGCACGGCGCGCAGGTGGTCGCTGTACGTCACCACGGCGGGATCCCTGGAGTTGGAGGCGTACGACGCGGACGGCGCCACCATCCTCAACCCGGGAGCCACGGCGTTCGCGGTGAACGGTCTGAAACAGAGCATCGGCATTGAGCTGACGCAGGATGGTGCCGACGTCGACTGGACCGTGTTCGTCCTGGACATCGACGATTCCACACTGGAATCACAGCAGGCATCACAGACAACGGGAACACTGGCCGGATACACCTTCGGGCAGGTCACACAGATCCGCCTCGGCGAAGACGGCGCCATGAACGACACCGCCGTCGGGCATCTGGCGCTGTCGGACAGTGCCACGGCCTACGGGAACACGCTGGGCCCGCTGCTCGGCTGGGACGGCGATATCGCGGCGAGCCGTATCCACCGGCTCGGCATCGAGGAGAACCTGCACTTCTACTCCACGCGCATCGGCGACGAGCAGATGGGCGTCCAGAGTCGCTCCACCATCCTGGAACTGCTGCGGCAGGCCGAGGCAGTCGACGAGGGCATCCTGTGCGAGCAGCGCGACCTCCTCGGCCTGCGCTACGTACAGCGGCGGTCGCTGTACAACCAGGTCCCGGACCTGATCCTCGACTACACCGGCGAGGACGGCCTCGTCGCACCGCTCGACCCGACCGAGGACGACCAGAACCTGGCCAACGACGTCACCGTGCAACGCGACGGCGGCAGCAGCGCACGCCAGACCCTCGACGAGGGCACCCTGTCCACCGCCGCCCCGCCGGACGGCGTCGGCCAGTACGACGTGGCGCACACCCTCAGCCTGTACGACGACGACCAACCCGCCCTGCACGCAGGCTGGAAACTGCACCTGGGCACATGGGATGAGCTCCGTGTCCCGGTGGTGTCGGTGAACCTCGCCAACGCACCCGACAACATCGACGACGCGGCAAGCGTCGACATCGGCTCCCGCATCCAGATCACCAGTCCGCCGGTGTGGATGCCGCCGGACACCGTCGACCTGATGGTGCAGGGCTATTCGGAGGTGCTGGACCAGCACACCTGGACCCTGGCCTACAACTGCTCCCCCTACGGCCCGTACAACGTGGCATTCGAGTCGGACGGCATCCATGACCGGGCTGATACGGACGGCTCCGAGCTGGCAGAGGCGCTGACCACCACGGAGACGGGTGTCGATGTAGCCGTCACGGAGGGCCCGGTGTGGGTGACGGTTCCGGCACCGCTGAACGTCAACACCAGCTTCCAGACGGACACCACGGGCTGGAGTGGGGACGGGGCGTCGATCGAACGGGTCGAGATCCCAGGCAATCCGAAGTTCATCGGCCTGTGGGCACTGAAGATCACCCCGAACGGTATTGCGATGTTCCCCAATGCCGGTTCCGAGCAGGTAGCCGTAACAGCGGGCCTGACCTACAACCTGTCAGGGTGGCTGCGCTGCGCCACATCTCGGCAAGTCGCTTTGAATATCAACTGGTTCAACGGGGGCGGCTATCTGTCGACGTCGAGTAATGACATGACGGTCGTCAAGAATGAGTGGACATATTTCGAGCTGGCTGATACGGCTCCGGTGGGTGCGACGCTGGCGAATGGGGCCCCGACCGTTCCCAACACGCCACCGGTGACAGACATTCTGTGGGCGACCCACGTGATGATCCGTGTCGACGGTGGAAGCCCAGAGGAGTTCCCGTTCGACGTCCGCGCTGGTGGCGAAGTGATGCGGGTGATCGGCGCCGATTCGGCGGTGATTGATTTCTTCAACCGGACCACTTCGCCGGGGTGGGGGACGTCGGACACCGGAGGCGTGTGGGTCAGCACTGGCGGAGCCGCCGCCGACCACTACACGCAAGGCGCCGAGGCCGCCCACCAGCTCACGGGAGTCGACGTCGCCCGCCTCGACCTCATGCCCGTGTCCGGAACAGACCACGAGATTCAGGTGGACCTGGGAACCCAGGCCCTGGCTACCGGTGGACCTCAGCTGATCTCGGTCGTGGCCCGCGCTGCGGATGGCGACAACCTGTATATGGCGGAGTTGTCGATTGCGACGTCGGCCGCCATCACTCTCACGATCCGCAAAAGGGTCGCAGGGGTTGAGACACAACTCGGTACGTACACAACGACGCTGACCCATACCGCATTCACGTTCTACCGGCTTCGCTTCCAGGTAATCGGCACCGCCTTGAAAGCCCGTGTGTGGACGGCCTCCGGGACTGACCCGGTCGGCTGGCAGATTGAGGTAACGGACAGCTCCCTGACAACGGGCAGCAATGTGGGGTGTCGCAGTGTCCGGCAGACCGCGAACACGAACGCCAATTTGATCGTGCAGTGGGACAACGTCCGGGTCCTGAATCCCCAGACATTCACGGTGATCCGTTCCATCAACGGAGTCACCAAAACGCATTCCGCTGGCGCGGATTTGCGCCTCGCCTACCCGGCCTACGCGTCACTCTGAGAGAGGCGGCTTTCTATGGCAATGTCCGCATGGACCGCAGGCCAGCGGATCACCGCTGCCCGCCTTAACCAGATCACCCCGCTCTGGTCGGCATGGACCCCGACCTGGACGACGTCATCTGGGGCATCGACACCCTCGTACGGCAACGCCACCGTCGACTGCAAATACGCGCAGTCCGCCGACACGGTGTTCTTCGAGATGGAGATCACCTTCGGAACGACCACGAACTTCGGCGGCGGTAGCACCAACGACAACTGGCGATTCTCCGCGCCTGTGACGGCATCGGAGGCGGTGCTCATTGCGGGAACGGGAGAGATCCAAGGCGCGGCGACGACCGAGCGGTACCCGATTCGCGCCCGTCTTACCACAACAACCGCGTTCGAAATCGAGCTGGTTGGGCGGGCGTTCAACAACGAAACGCCGAACTCAAGCGGTCTGATCGACGCGGCAACGCCGTTCGGTGCAGCGAACACCGTATCGACCGCTTGGGCCAGCGGATTCAGGATGCTGCTGCACGGCCACTACCAGGCTGCCTGACAGGAGGAAAAAGAAAGATGACTGTTCAAGTTGCGGGTTACACCGTCCACACCGGAACCAATGAGGAGCCCTATCAGATTTCTGCCCAGGTGAACTACCCGGGATCGAATGCGGCATACGAGGCGCTGATGTGGACGCTGGCCGACGAGATGAAAGCAACGCAGGAGAGTCTCTACCCCACGATGACGTTCATCAATGGTGTCGTCCGGCATGAGAAGGAAGACGTCGTTCTTACGCACCCTTAGAGGAGGGCCGCATGCCGAAGGTGGTTCCATACCTGGAGTCCATCCAGTACGACGGCACGAACGCACAGCACATTTGCGGAACGTGGGCGAGCGTGGAGCTCGCGTCGGAAGACGAGAGCGGGATGGTCGTCAACATCGTTGGCGACAGCGTCGTACCGACGTTCATCCCGCTGGACTACTGGCTGATCAAGACCCACCCGTTCCCAGCGGAGTTCGCGATCAAGAGTCCTGCGCAGTACGCGGCGCAGTACGTCGAGTACACGCCAGCGAGTGAGGTCTGACCATGGCCACCCCACCGTCCGCCGCCAAGTTCGCCGGCCTGTTCCGCGACGAGGGCGTCACCGTCGTAGAAGTCGGCGACTGGGAACACCACAACCGCAACCACAAGGGCCCGTGGGGGCCCGTCCACGGCGTGATGATCCACCACACCGTCACCTCCGGCAGCGCCCGCACGGTCGCCATCTGCCGCGACGGCTACAGCAGCCTGCCCGGCCCGCTGTGCCACGGCGTCATCACCAAGGACGGCCGAGTCCACCTCGTCGGCTACGGCCGCGCCAACCACGCCGGGCTCGGCGACGACGACGTCCTGCGCGCGGTCATGGACGAGAAGACCCTGCCCGCCGACAACGAGACCAGTACGGACGGGAACCGGCACTTCTACGGCTTCGAGTGCGAAAACCTCGGCGACGGCAAAGACCCCTGGCCCGCCGCCCAACTCCTCGCCATCGAGAAGGCGGCGGCGGCGCTCTGCCGTTACCACGGCTGGGGCGCCGGGTCGGTGATCGGGCACCTGGAGTGGCAGCCCGGCAAGGTCGACCCGCGCGGTTTCAGCATGCAGACGATGCGTGGCCGTATCGCGGCCCGCCTGGACGGTAACCAGCCTGAGGAGGACGACGTGCCGCTGAGCACTGATGACGTGAAGAAGCTCGCCACGACCGACAACGTGTTCGCTTCACCCGATGGCGAGAGCGACGCGAAGGGCAACAAGTTTTGGACGTTGGAGTCGTACCAGCGTTACGGCTACCTGATGAACCGGGATACCCAGGGCCTCGTCAAGGCTCTGGTCGCGAAGGTCGACGCGCAGAAGCCGGTCGAGTTGACGGACACGCAACTCGCCTCGCTCGCCGCCCAGGTGGCCGCGCATCCGTCCCTGGCGGAGCAGATCGCGGAGAAGGTCGCCGCGAAAATCGCCGAAAGGATCGCAGAATGAAGATCTCGAAGTACGCCAAGGCGGCCGTGTCCGCACTAGCCGCAGGCGCCGGTTCGCTGTCCGTCGCCGTCGCCGACGACGTTGTATCCGCAGCGGAGGGATGGACCGCGCTCGTCGCCGTCCTCGTCGCGCTCGGCTTCACATGGGCGGTCCCCAACGGCGGCACGGCGCGTCACGCCGCCCCTCCGAGCCAGTAGTAGGGAGACCCCGTTTGGACGCCACCACTCTCGGCGCGGTCCTCGCCTGCGTGGGCGTCGTGTCCGGGTCGGTGGTGGCGTACATCGGGAAGCGCGGGGAGACGGGCCTGTCCCGCTTCAACTCGGTGACCGATCAGGTCCAGGAGGAACTGATCCGGAAGACAGCCGAGTTGGCGGCCGTGCAGGCCGAGCTTGATGTCTTGCGCAAGCAGCGGCACGACGACCTGATCAGGATCACCCACCTTGAGATAGAGATCATCCGACTCGGAGGAAACCCGGCCCCATGACCCGTACGGAGCGCACGATCGTCCTGCACTGGCGGGGCATCGCCACGGCGTGCGCGATCTTCGCTCTGTTCGGGATCGCGTGGGCGACGTGGCATCGCATCGATGAGTCGGACCGCAACTATGCGGAGGCGGTGGCGGAGGCGGACCGGCGCGGCGACGCAGTCAGCACGTTGGCCGGTGACGTGCGGGCGCTGCGGGAGCAGGTCAAGGCTGAGGGCGAGACGCCGGTAGCTCCGGACCCGACGAAGGCTGTGGAGGATTTGCCGGCGCGGGCGGAGGTTCCGGTGCCGATCCCGGGGCCGCGGGGCCCGGCGGGGGAGCCGGGGAAGACCGGTCCGTCTGGTTCGCCGGGCCAGGACGGGCAGAACGGTTCGGACGGTGTTGGTCAGA